ACGTCGCATCGGTGCCGACGCCGTTGAGGATCCCCCACTGGATGTCGTTGTCGGCGGTCGAGCCGGCGTCAAGGCCAGCGGACGTCCCGAGCGAGCCGCACGGCTGCCACTCGCGGTCGGTTCCTGGGCCCGTCGTCGCCGGGCGAAACCACGCCTTCACGTTGCCCGAGTTCCCCGTCCCGGCGTCTTGCCCGAGCGCGATCAGGATCTGCACTCCCGTCGCGCCCGCGGTGGTCACGGTCGCCGATCCGATATCCACGCTCCCCTCCATGTCCCGGAGCGTGATCGAGGTCGGGGTGACGGTGACGCGCACCGTGTAGGACACCGGCGTGCCGTTCGCGATGCGAACCTGGATGAACCCGGAGCCACCCGCGACCTTCATGTCGATCAGGGTGATCAACCCCTGGAGCAGGGTCGAGGTGGGCTTCGTCGTCAGGTTGTAGCTCTGCGAGTCCCCTGCCCCGCCCTGCAGCCGCAGCCCGTCGGCGCCGAGGATGACCGTGGGGGTGCCTCCCGTCACGGACGTGTAGATGCCCCCGAGCACGTCGGGGAGCTCGAACGGGAGCCACGTCCGCTCGAACGCGACGCGCTCCGAGGCGACGATCGCCCGGTTCTTCGCCGGGAGGCAGACGGTGGTGAAGCCCCCCAAAAAGGTCGCGACGAGCGAGTCGTCCAGCGTCGTCGCGCTGTCGCTCTCGATCTCGTGGAGGAGGATGGCGCGCGCGCCCTGCGCCACCCCGCAGAAGTCCCGCGGGTACACGCTGGCGTCCCGGCCGTGCCACCACGACGCGCCGATCGCCCCGCCAGCCGCGCCGCCGAATCCCATCGTGGTCCACGTCGTGCCGCCGTCGATCGAGCGCTGGACGTAGCACTCCATGAACTGCCCGGCGTCGTGGTTGCGGCCCGTCATGTAGAGAACGCCGTCGTCGTCCAGCCAGACGGCGAGGTCGCCATTCGTGAGGTCGTGAAGCGCCGTGTCGCCCCACTCCATCGGGTTCGCGGTGTCGCAGGCGAGCACGGCTGTCGCGACGGACAGGAGCGAGAAGGCGTTGCCGACCGTCTTGACGAAAGGCACGATGTTCGCCGTCGTCGTGGAGCACTCCCGCAGGTAGTAGAGCTGAAACTGGCCGTTCACGACGAGGAGGTCGTGGTACGCCCCGTGCGTCTCCTCGCTGTTGCCAACCCACCGATCCACTTCGGCGAACGTCGAGCCCCGATCTGCGCTGGCGTACTGGACGAGCACGTCCTGGTACGTGAGGGTCGAGTCGGTGATCCCGGCCACGAGAAGCACCTGCTCGGCGAGGAACGCGGCCCGGAGCCGGCCGGGCGTCACCGTCGTGAGATCGAGCGCGGTCAGCAGGCAGGCCGACTGGCCAAGGGTCCACGTCGCCCCAGCGTCGTCGGAGTAGTACATCGCGATTTGATTCGTGTTCGCCGCCGTATCTTCGACCCAAAAGAAGCAGAGGATCCGGTCATTCGGGAGCACGACGAGGCACGGACGCAGGGAATTCGTGACGGTGCCGCCCGCGTCGTAGACCTGCACGTTGGACCACGTCCCGCCCGTCGTGCTCCGCGTCCACGCCTGCACGTACTGACGCGCCTTGAGGGCGACCGCGACGACCGTGCCGTCAGAGAGCGTCACTGCGTGCGGGTGCTCCCACCGGTTCGCCGTCGTGTTCGCGTCAAGCGCCTCATAGGCTGTGATGGCGACAGGCGGATCCCAGCCCCGCCAGTCATCGGCGGCGTCGTCGCGCCACACGAACGAGCCGCGATCGGGGAGTGGCATCCCGCCACGGCGGCCGAGGATCTCGTACCGCGTGCCCGCATTCTGCGAGCCCGTGGCCTCCAGCACCATCTCCGTGTCGCCCTGCGCCTCGGGGACGCCGGGGAGCGGGCCGGCCTGGGTGACGGTCGAGAGGTCGGCGCTGTACGCCTTCGACGTGAGGCGGTGGTCCTGGATGAGCAGGCCCGTGTTCGCGCTACGGCTGAGGTCGGTGGCAGCCATCTATCCTCCGTTCCGGACGCGGTGCCCGATGGTCTGCGTGCCCCGCACGGCATCCGCGAGCGGGCCCTTGCGCTGGAGGCTCTGGCGGAGCGACGCGTGAAAGGCGCGATGCTGGAGCTTGATCACGGTCCCCTCGCGTGCCTGCGCACCCGTGAACGGGTCGGGGGCGACCGGGGCGCGCCGGCTTGGCTGCTCGTCGTGCACGAGGTTCGCCGCCTGCCGCACCACGTCCTCGGGGCGCTGCGCGGCGATGACGATGTCCTTGCGCTTGAACCCGACGTAGTTGACGTCGGAGCCATCCACCTGCACCGGGCCCGGGGTGTCCCCGAAACTCGGCGGCTTGGCGTTCGCGATGCTGATCTCTTCAGCGATGCCCTGCGCGGCGGCGGCGGCGATGGCGGGGATGTTGCCCGGGAACGGGATGGTATTCGCGGCCGAGATCGCAAGCGCGGTGTTGATCGCCGCTTGGGCTGCGGCAAACCCTTGGCCGATGGCGAACATGGACTGGGCGCCAGCCTTGTTCTTCTCGCCAATGGCCTCGGCTGACGTGCTGGCGAGATCCGACAGGTTGCCGAACAGGTTGCCGAACGCTGCCCCTTCCGCTCGGGCCTGTTCCTTCGCGCGCGCGATGGCCTGCCGCGTCTTCTCTTCGGCGTCTGCGTCGTCCTTGTCGCGAAGCTTCGCGATGTCGGCGTCGGCCGCCTGCTCCAGCTGAACGCGCGTCCGCTGGTAGTCCTGCTCGATCGTCTCAGCAGCGGTCGAGCCCTGCTGCACCTTGGCGAGCGCCTTGTCGCGGAGTGCGGCCGCTTCGTCGAGTTGCTGCTTGAGAGCAAGCCGAACCTTGTCGCTCGCGCTCAGTTGCGCATTCGCCACATTGTCGCCCATGTCGATGAGCTTCGCGTCAGCCTGCTCGTATGTCGCAAGGTCCGAGGCGGCGTCCGACGCACTGGCCTGCTGCACGGCCGAGAGTTCCCGAAGTCGGTCGCGGAGGTCATCCACCGCCTTCCGATGCTGCTCCTTCGCCCCCTTCGCCGCCTTATCTGCCTCCGCCGCCTTGTTCGTCACATCGACGTTCTCGCGCGTTACCCGCGTCGCATCGTCGAGCGACCCCTGCAGCCCGTCGATCTCCTGCTGCAGTTCGGACGAGTCGGTCGTCAGCCCATCGATGGCCGCCGCAAATGGCTTCGTGTACCCGACGGCTCCGGCGACCGCCTTGGCTGCAGTGACGTAGTCGTCAACGATCTGCTGGCCGAACGACCCCTGCTGGTCGCGCAGCTCCGCGAGCCGCTTCCGGGTATCGGCGGTGGCGTCCTGGTACGCCTTCTGCGCCCGGATGCCCACCTCCATCCGGGCGCCCTCGGCCTCGGTGAGTTCACCCGTCGCGACCTTGAGCCGAACTGCGGCCTCACGGGACGAGTCGAGGATCCCAGCAAGCTTGGCCTCCTGCGCGCTGACCTCCGCCGCGATCCGGGCGGCGCGCTCGTCCTCCTCGTTGTACGCCTTCCACGCGAGGTAGCCGGCGGCCACGACTTCGGTGAGCGCAGCCACGCCCACGCCTGCCGCCGCCGCAGAGACGCCCGTGGACGCGCCGAGTTCGGCGGCCACCTCGAACACGTCGGCGAGGTCGTTGACGTTGCGCGCCGCGTCGCCCGCTGCCGGCGAAATCAGGGACAGCGCGCCCGCCAACTTGGCGGACGCCTGCCCGGCCTTGCCGGCGCTGTCCCCGACCGCGCCGAAGCCCTCCTTCGCCTCCTTGGCCCCCTTCGCGGCATCCTTCGCCGCCTTCTCAGCCTGCTTGATCTGCTTCGACAGCTCCGCCGTCAACTGCTTGGCGGCCGCTCCGCCCACCTCGGGGATCTTCGCGAGGTCAGCCCGCAGCGCGTCGAGCCGCGCCACCACATCGATTCCGACCGTGGGGTTTCCGGACATCAGCGACCTCCAGCCTTGAGCGCGATGGCGGCCCCGAGGTCGGGGATGATGGCCTTCACCTTCGCCTGCATCGGCTTGCGGACGAGTTCGACGAGCAGGAACCTCCCGTCGTTCGCCGCCGGGTTGTGCTCGTACGCCATCGGATAGGGCCCGACGGGTCGCCCGGCCTTGTACCGCTTCCACCACTCGTCGTGGCCGACGTCCTTGAGGATGGTCGACGTGGCGTTGGGGCGGTGCACGAACACCGGCAGCGGCTTCCCGCTCTTGCCTGCGGTGCGCGTGTCGCGGCTCCCGACGCTCACGCGGACCTCGCCCTTCGCGCTGTCGAACGTCGTCGTGACGCCGATGTCGCCTGAGCGGCCGGTCTTCTTCGTGACGCCCTTCGAGCCGTACCACTCGCCCTCGGCCGCCTGCGCCACCCCAGCGGCGGCGGCCTCGAGCACGCGGACCGCCTCTGTCTCGGCGGCCGACAGGAGCCCACGGACGAACTGCTCCAACCCATCGTCGAGCGTGACGGTGACGTTGCCGTCGGTGTAGCGGGTGGTCATGCTCGGCCCCAGGGTGCGAGGGTGACGATGGGGCGCGGCTCGCGTGGGACGGTGATGGACGCGGGCGGGACCTTTGCCGCTTGCTCTGCGTGTGCGGTCGCCTCAGCAATCACACGCTTGAACTCGGCCATCGCGCGACGTGCCGCCTCGTTCGTGATCCGGGGAATCGCCGCCAACTCGCGCCTGAAGTCCGAGATGTCGCAGTGCTCGGTGAGGCACACGATGCCCGGCTCCGTCGGGTGCGGCTCGCGCGTCCACATCAGCGCCTCCCCCTCTGCCGCTCGCGGACGCGTTTCTGCTGCTCGGGGGTCAGCCCGTCGAACCAGTCCAGGTAGTCGGCGCGTTCGAGGGCCATGACGTTGGTCTGCTGCTCCTCGGTGAGCGTGTAGAACCAGTCCGGGTTGCCGCCGCCGTACTTCAACGAGAGGCGGAGGGCCCAGCGGTCGAGGCTCCCCCGCCCTCGGAAAAAGCCGCCTTGTCCTCGATGACGGGGTCGAGCGGCGGGAGGTTCTCGAGGATGAGCGCGAGGATGGGGGCCGCCGCCGCTCGGAGCGCTCGCGGCGTGACGCCCCTGCTGGCGAGGAGGTCGTAGACCGCACCGCCGTACGCCAGAACGTCGCACCCGGTCGAGACGTACGACGGCAGGAGGGGCCGCCTGTCCGCATCGGTGATCCGCCCGATGCGGGTGCACAGCCCGAGGGCTGCCGCGCAGACCCGCAGGTCGGTGACGCCCGGACGACTGGATGCGCACCCGTTGGCGACGGTGAGCTCCAGCCGGGCGGTGAACCCCGGCAGCGTGACGCCATGCCGGGCGCCGATGCCTTCGAGGGGGAGGTCGATGACCAGGGGCGGCGGAGTCTGGGGGATTTCGGCGATGTCCATGCGTCCTTCCTTTCGTCGTCAGGCGTGAGCGCTCAGGCTTCCGTGAAGTAGTCCGTGCTGTACGGGTACAGCTCGCCCGAGATCGTGAACTTGCCCGGAGTGCCCTCGGAGAACTCGATCTCCATGTGGCAGTACTTCATCGTGACCGACGCATCGGCGCTGGCCCCGAAGTTGGTGCGCTCTCCGGCGAACACGGTCTGCAGGCACCACACGTCGCCCGCCGTGGTGGGCAGGGTCGAGGTGGCACCAGCCCACGGTCCCAGTTTGCGGACCATGTTGTAGGCCGTCTTGGCGGTGGCGTCGGTGAACCCCACGGCGTGCGCCGTGAACGAGAACGGCATCACCTTGTCCATCGTCTTGCGCGCGGCGTAGAAGGCGCCGCGCGTGAAGAACTTCTCGACGTCCTTCTGGCCTTCGGCGGTGGGGCCGAACTTGAAGTCGCCGTCCTCGTACTGGAGCGTCCACGAGACGCCACCGCCCGAGGAGGAGAACGTGAGCGATCCGTCGTTGGGGATCAGGGGTGCGGCGGCGAGACTCATGGAAGCCTCCTGTCAGGCGGGGGCGAGCGGGTAGACGTGGATCGCGGTGAACTGGATCTCGTGGAGGTGCCAGTCACCGGGGGCGGGCGTGGAGCGAGACGCCGAGTTGAGTTCAAGGTTGAAGCTCACCGGCCAGGAGGCATCCATGGTGAGCAATCGCGCAATCAGGCTCTGCTCCATGTCCGTCGCGGCATCGACCGAATCAAGCGAAGCGGTCGGCGTGTGGCGGGCGAGGAACCGGATCGCGAGCGTCGTGCGGTTCAGCGTCCCGTCGCGCGGGGTCTGCCGCCACCCAAACTCCGGCGTCGTCGGGGTGCCGACCGCGAAGGCGCCGTGCCCCCGCTGCGCCGGAATGCCGTTTGGGACTGCGCGGATGCCGAACAGGTCGTACGGCACGTTCGCGAGCCACCACGGCTCCCCGAGGCTCCGGATGCGGTCGGCGGTGGCCCTGCGGATCTGCTTGATGGTCGCGCTCACCATACCCTCCGGCCGCGGCTGGTGAGGAAGATCGGGGGTTGTGCGGCGGCGCGACGGCCCGGCGTGGCGCGGCCGCTGTCCGTCTCGTCGTACCCGAGGACGAGCGTGTCGCGCTGCTCCTTGGCGAGCGCCTCGTACTTCCCTTCGAGCTTTGGCCAACGCCCCGTCTCGTCGCCGTCAGCCTCCTGCGCCCGCGCGATGATGACCATCGCCTCATACGCGTGGAGGAGCTCGAACGCGTCGCTCGTCGTGGTGAGGTAGTGCCGCCGCCCGCGGCTCTCGATCCACTTCAGCAGGAAGCGCCAGGCCGTATCGAGCTGCGGCTGCCACGACGTCTGGCGGACGTTTGTGGTGATGTCCACCGGCAGGTAGTTGTTGAGGTCCGGGTGAAGCCCGAGCAGCGTTTCGCACGATGCGGCAGGAGGCAGCAGGACGCGGACGAGAGCGGCCGGCGTCCGGTACGTGTGGTCGTACCCGTCCGGCATCCGGAGCACCCACTCGATGCGCCAGTTCACGCCGAGGGATGACGACGCGAGGGTCGCCGCGTCGATGGTGTACGTTGCGAGGGAGCCCGCAGGCGTCACGCTCGCGGCGCTCACGACGGCGGCGTTGGACGCGTCGTAGACCGTGATCGTGCCGGAGGTGGGCGCAACGATCGCGCCGTCGCGGTAGACACCGAGGGTGAGCGGGTTGTCGCTGCCCCGCTCCAGATACGTGGTCGGGTAGGGCCAGCGCGGCGTGTATTCGACGCGCGACATGGTGCCCCCTCAGGTCAGCCGGAAGAGAAGAGCGATCCGGTACGTGATCGTCGCCGAGCCCGAGTCGAGCTTGAGGATGTCCGCCGTGCTGTTCGTGATGGGGAGGCCGCCGCCGTCCAGTGGCGCGAACCACTGGAGCATGCCGGACGCCGGGATGGTGATCGTGTGGCCCGTCGCGCCGAACAGTCCCGAGTACGCGGCGTTGGAGCCGTTGCCGAGCGTCAGCACGGACGCAGCAGCCGTCGCGGTGTTTGCAATGAAGATCCCGCAGCACTCGGCGGCAGAGATGGTCGCGCCTCCAAGCGCCCGCGTCAGCGCCCCCGAGAGGTCGATGTTGCGCGTCGTCGCCGTGAGCGTGGCCTCGTCGTACCACGCACAGTCCCACTTGTTGTCGGTGGTGCCGCTTGCGTACTGGCCGCCGGGGTTGATGCTGCCCGGGAACTCCCAGCGGATCGGATCGACTGCGTTGCGGCCGTCCTCCGCGGAGATCTCCTGCGCGGTGACGAGGCTGTAGACGGTGCCGCCGGAGGTGATGGACATCGCAGCCTCAGGTGATGTTCACGACCAGCGCTTCGAGCGCCGACGTGTTGCCGGAGTTGGACGAGCCGTAGGTGATGACCACGTCGACCGTGACCGCGCCGTTCGTCGCCAGCGTCAGGGCGCCGCCGGTGATGTTGGGGCCCGCGCCCGAGGTGGACCAGCCGGCGAGGCCGCCGTAGACCACCGTCACCGAGCCGCCCGGCGCGGCGTAGCAGTCGAGGTCGCAGCTGAGGTAGGCGCGATCGTTGGCCGCGATGTCGACTGCCCCGGCGGTGGCGACCACCGTGCCCCCGACCCGGAGCTGCGCGAGGAACGTGTCCGTGCCGTTCTGCGCGATGGCCTTGACCACCGCCGCGATCCGGGCGTGCGACCCAGCCTTCAGCGTGTTCGCGGGGATGGCGTAGGTGACGTCGTACGCCTGCGCACCGGAACCGCCCGCGATGGTGGTCGAGGCTGCGGTGCTCGAGGCCGCGCGGCCGCCGATGACGCGGGCGGTGCCCGAGGCGACGCCGTCGGTGGTCGTCACCCGGCCGGTGCTGTCGAGCCCCGCCGTGAACGTCTGAACCGCCGTGAACGTGTTGGTCGCCGCAAGGAACTCCGCGAACTCCGTGTCGCTCTGCGTCTCCCACGTCGTTCCGCCGTCCGTGTTGCGGTAGAGCCACGAACCGGAGTCAGAGGCGTCGAGGCGGATGTACAGCGAGTCGAGCGGCGCGCTGTGCGTCGGCGCGCCGGTGCCCGTCGTGATGTCGATGTAGGCACCGTCAGTGCCTGATCCGGCCACACGCAGGCGGAGGCCCGCAATAGACAGGGCGGCGCGGAAGGTCTGGATGTCGGTCAGGGCCGTGGACATGGAGCGCTACCCGGGGTCAGGGGTTGGGATCAGCCGATCTGGCGGGAGATCGCCTGCTCGAAGACGTAGAGGGTCTTGGCGGCCGCGGCGCTCGCCTGGACGCCGATGTAGGGGATCAGGTCCGTCGCGTCGGTCAGCGCGGTGGAGGTGGCGACGAGGGCGTCGTTGATCCACATGCGGGCGACGCGGTCGGCGTCGATCGCCACCTTGAGCCGGTACTTCGTGGAGGCCGCGACCACGACATCCGTGTCGACCGCCGTGTCCGTGCCGCCGATCGAGTAGATCGCCTGCCACTCCCCCGAGTTCGTGCCCGGGGCGAAGCGGAAGAACACCTGGTCGTTGTCGGTCGCCGTGGTGCTCGTGTTGGTGAGCTTGAGGCCCGCCCAGATCACGATCGCCGCGATGTCCGCCGCCGTCGAGATGTGGCACTCCCAGACGGTCTGCTTGTCCGTGCCCCAGGTGATGCCGGTCCACCCGGTCTGGTTGGTATCGAGGTGGGGCGCGAGGATGGTGCTGTCGCCGCTCGCGCCGGCCGTCACGAGGGCGATGCCGCCCTCGGCGTAGTACACCGCGAGGGCGCTCGTCGCGTTCGTGCCGAGGACCTCGAAGTCCTTGTCGGCCGGCTCGCGGGTCGCCTCGGTGCCGCTGGCGAGGTCGGCGTTGATGCACGGATGCCCACGCTCGCCGGCCCGCCAGTACAGCTCGTAGCGGTCGGACATCCGCGTCTTGACGCCCGTCACTGCAGCCGGGTTGTGGGGCTCGAAGGCGAGGCGCGTGAGCTGGGCGGTGGCGACGAGGTCGGACATGGTTCAGTTCCCCTGCTTGTCTTTGCGGTCGAAGACGCGTCGGACCGACTCGTCGGCCAGCTTCGCGGCGGTGGACTTGTCGAGCCCGCGCGTCGTCTGGATGACCTCGGTCATCCGCTCGCGGGCTTCGGCGGGCGTGAGAGGGCGCGGCATCAGGTCGCCGCCTTCGGGGCGCGGCCCGGCTTGGTGGCGGGCGGCTGCGTGTCGGGGGTCAGGTCTTCGTCCGGTACGGAAGCACCGCCCGTTGCGGGCGCCTCGCCCCCCTCGGCGCGCTCCCGGCGCTCGAGTTCGAGGCGGATCGCCTCGACGTCGCGGGAGAGCCGCTCGACCTCGCCCGCAAGGCTCGGGGCCGTGCGCGCCTTGTCGGCGACGCGGTCGCGCTCCTCGGCCTTCTTCGTCAGAAGTTCGCGGAGCACGAAGCTCGGCGGGGGCGTGATGACCTCGCGCTCGATGAGGTAGTCGACCCACTCGTGGTAGCGGGCGTGGTCGAGCTCGACGCGGTCGTTGCCCGGGAACACGCGCGTGTAGATCAGCAGCGTGACGTCGGGGCGGCCGGCGGGGCTCCAGAGGTAGGACTTGGGCCCGTCCGCCGTCCCGTGTAGCGTGCGGTGGCTGTCAGGGATGGCGTCGTACGGGATGAGCCGATGGCCCATGCTCTCCGCATCGTCGCGCGCGTGTACGGTGCGAACGCGCCGCTGGCGGGTCCGCGGGTCCACGTTCTCCTCGACGCCCTGGAGACCCGGGATGTGGCGGATCTCGTAGAAGCGGGGGACGACCTTCCCCTCGACGATCGTCCAGCGTTGGGGGTCGAACACCATCTGGAACGGCGCGTTGGTGGCCACCTTCGTGGCGGGGTTGCTGGTGCGGCTGGTCGTGCCCTCGTCGGGGACGAACACCCCACCAGGGGCGACTTCGCGATCGGCGCGAGAGAGTTCCATTGGTGTCCTTCCAGGGTTGGGAGAGGCCCCGGGGGGGGCATGGCCCGAGGAAGGACGGGCGGTGCCGCGCCCCTCCCCGGAGCCCGAATCACTCAGGCGTCGGTGATGACCGCGACGCCCGCGCCATCCAGACCGCGGCTCATCGCGATCGGGAACTGCGACTTGTAGCCAGTGAGGCTGGCCCGCCCGTCGCGCACGCGCTCGAAGATGAGCTTGCCGTTCTCGAGCACGATGATGTTCGGGTCCGGATCGACCGGCACCTGGCCGTCGGCCCAGATGATGCCGCCCGTGCCGAACATGCCGCCCGCCCGGTCCGCGCCGCCGTTGGTCGTCGGGACGTGCAGGGTGGTGAACACCGGCACGCCGAAGTACTCGCCCTTGTACCCGATGCCGGCGAGGCCCTGCATCAGCATCTGGATCTCGGGGCTGTACTGCGCCGCACCGCCGCTCACGAGCGCCGAATCGGCGGTCATGTCGCCGAACTGCGTCGGGTGGTAGACCGCGAGGTACGGGCCACCGGCACCAGCCACGTTGAGCGCGGTGATCGCGTCGACGTGGTTGCGGGCGGTCGCGTTGACGCCGCTCGATCCGACCGACGTGCCGAACCCGCCCACGAGGTTGGCCAGCATCGAGAGCATCGTCGCCGCCTTGGAGACGACCGCGTCGACCGCGAAGGTCTGCGCGTTGAGCATCCCCGTCGCGTCGATGAGGCGCGCCATGTCGGACGGCTCGTAGATCTTCTCCTTCATCGCCAGCGTGAGCGTGGACGAGGAGTCGGTGTACGGCGTGTTCGCAGTGCCGCTGCCCTCGCTCGCGGTGGCGAGCAGGTTGTAGCCCATGATCCCGACGTGCGGAACCTTGAGCACGCGCGAGCCGCGCCCCTGGATCTCGCCCTGGTACCCGGCGGCGAGCGCGGGGTGGTTGGGCATCGCGTTGCGATCGGCGAGGAGGAACAGGACCTTGGCGCTCAAGACCTCGGTGGTCGTCTGATCCGCCAGTCCGGCATAGAGGATTTCGTCCGCCATGGGACACCCGAAGAGGAAAGAGGGTTCATGCCGTCTTTCGCCTTCGCTTGGTTCCACATGGATGGCGGCCTTTCGGCCGTCTCCTCAGGTGGTTTCCCACCCGTGGATCCTCTCGGGGTCGCGGTGTCCCGTGGGCTTGTTGGTTCTGCTCGCAGCCTACCCTGTCTGCTCTTGACGCGTCAAGGCTTTTTCTTGCGCGATTGTGCGGCGAGCTTGTCGGCGTAGTCGTTGACCGCCAGCCAGTCGGCCGCCGCGCCCGACTTCTGCGCCTTCTCCCGCAGAACCTTGAGGCCCTCGTTGCTGTAGGTCGCGGTCGACGGCGGGGGCGCGCCGTCACTGCCGGGATCGCGGGGCGGCGTTGGGGTGCGCTTCGTCGTGTCGGCCGGCGGGGCGAGGAAGGGTTGGAGGGACTTCGGGATCGCTGCCCCCTCGACCTTCAGCGCCTTCGCGTAGTCCACGATCGTCGTCTTCTTGCGGTCGTCCTCCGGCAGCTTGCCGTAGTGCAGGCGAAGCTGCTCGACCGAATCCGGGTCGTCAAAGCCGGCGCGCGTGAGGCCGAGGTCCTCCTCGAGTTGCGCGACGCGGGCGGCGGCGGCTTCGGCCGCGGTGACCTTCTCGGCCAGCGTCGTTTTCTCGGTGGTGAGGGATTCGATCTGCGTCTTGAGCACGGTGTTCTCGTCCTTCAGGGCGCGACGCTCCCCGTTGACACGCTCGAAGCGGGCCATCGGGACGGCGAGCTCCTTCGGGGTCTTCGCCGGGGCCGGCGTCACCTTCGGCGCCGGGGTGACGGGCGTCTCCGTCTCGGTCGCGACGTCACTCACGCGGCACCTCCCGCAGCGTCCTCGGCCTCTTCGGCGGCGGCTTCGGCGAGGTCGTCCTCGTCGAGTCCCAGCGGCGCCGCGTTCATGGGGCAGCAGCCCCAGCCGTCCGGGGGCGGAGGCGGGTCCGAAACGCCCACCTCGACGCTGTCGATCGCGGTCTTCTGCGTCGCGTCCCACCACTGCGCGCGGTCGTTGACGTCGATCGCGCGAGCCTCGGCGGCCGCCTCGACGTCCTCCGGGGTCCAGGTGTCGGGATGCTCGACCTTGACGCGCGCCTTGATGACGCGGCTGAGGACGACGGTGCTGATCATGGTCCCTCCATGGGGGTCGGGGTGTGCGTTGCGCTCCTGCGGTTCTGGAGCGTGCGGAGGCGTCGGACGATGCGGATGTCGTTCGCGAGGACGATCAGGGCGCTGGGGCTTGCGGTGCGCGTGGAATGGGCCGGGGCGAAGGTGTCGGCGGACGACAGGTGGATGGAGGAGCGGCCGGCGAGGATGGTGGGTGGCCCGTCTGGGGGCGGGCCAGTCTGGTCGATGGCGACAGTGCGGGCGATCTCGGTCGCTGCCGAGACCCGGCCGATGTCGTTCCAGTCAACGACGACCTCTCCGGCCTGCACCACATCAAGGGCCGACAGGCGGAAGAGTTCGCGACCACCGAGCACGGCGATCGTGTGGTCGGTGTTCGCGTCCCGCACGAACTCGACACCGGTCGGACGCGGTCCCTCCTCGCGGATCATGCCGCCATCTCCCCTGCCGACTTCGGCTTGATCGTCGCCGTGATCGCGGCCGCCTGCGCCTCGGAGAGCCCAACGACGTGAACCAGCAGCGCCTTCGCCGTCTCGGGGTCGATGGTACCGGCTGCCGCATCCGCGACGACCTGCCGCGCCGTCGCCTTGTCCGGCGCCGACAACTCGACGACCGGCGGCGCCTGCTCGATCCCCAACTCCGCCAGCTTCGCCTTCGTCGCCGCCTCGACGCGGGCCTTCTGCGCCGCGACGTCGGCGAGGCGGTCGATCGCCTCCGCGTCCGTCAGCTCCGGCTCGGCCTCGCGGAGCGCTTCGACCGGGCCGAGTTCGCCCGCATCCACACGGGCCTTGCGGACCTCGGCGGCAACACGAATCTCGGCGGGCGACTTCGGCAGCGACGTGTAAACGGGGCGGTAGTCGGCGGGGTTCTCGGAGTAGTTCGTCTCGCGGAAGCGGTTGGAGAGGCACGCCGCGATGCGCAGCAGGTTGCGGTCGCCGCGCTCGAACTGCGGGCGGAACACCGCCTGGCGCTCGCGGGCGGCTTCACGGTCCACGGCCAGCGAGTAGCCGGACCGGATGTCCGCTGTCTGTCGCGTGACGTCGGCAGGCGCGAGGCCGGCGGACATCAGCATCCGGCGCTCGTACATGCCGATCGAGCGGAGCACGGCCTCGGGGTCGGCGGGGCTCTGCCACTGGCCCACGATGGGCTGGATGCCCGCATCGATGAGACGCAGGCACATCAATGTGGACGGGTCGGTCACCACCTCGCGCCGGAGGGCCGGACGGCCGAACGGAGTGTCGGTGTCCTCGACGTCCATCCCGACCGGCTCGAGGTTCACCGCATAGCGCTGTGCCCACGCGGCGTTCCGGATGAGGTGGCCGTAGTACGTCAGCAGCACGCCAACATTCAGCGACCCCTCGACGACACCGCGCAGGGTGAAGGCGTCGAACACCAACCCAGTCTCGGCCGCGTGGTACATGCCGTACCGGAGGATCGGGCGGCCGTTGCTGTCGCGGTAGGGGTAGCCCGCGCCGTCGAGCGGACCGCCCAGCACCTCCTCCGTCACCAGCAGCGCCTCGTCCGCCGTCCACACCCGGTAGAACGGTGCGTCGGGGTTCTCGACGCTCATGTCGTAGCGGAGCCAGCCGTAGACCGGGTGGGTGCGGTACTCGCGGACCCGGACGGGGACGGACGGGTGGCGCGGGTGTCCCGTGACCTGGACCATGTCGGGGAACACCGGCCGGAAGCTGAACGGGATGCCCGACGCCAGCGGGTCCTCGATGCCCTCGACGTCCACGGCAACGAGCATCTCGCGCAGCCCGACGGTGTCGCGCTGGACGCGCTGCATCAGCGCCCAGAGGCCCGCGTTGGCGACGTCGTCCGCGAGGGTCGACGAGTCCGACGGCGTGCGGACGGTGGGCTCGTTGTCGTAGAGGTGGGCGCCGCCGGTGCACAGGTCGAGGAACGGCTCGCCGCTCAGGTCCGGTTCACCCCACGCCTCCTCACGGACGGAGCCGATGTTGAGTTCGATGCGGCGGCGGACGTGCTCGCGGGTCCGCCCATAGAGCAGGTCGCGACGGAGGCGCGTGTGATCGATCCGCTCGCGCTCGGCCTCGGACAGACCGGGGGGTGTCGGGACGATGGACAGCGCAGAAACGTCCGCCATGGGCGGAAGTTAGCCGGTACGTCTTGACGCGTCAACAGTTCTATCGGCTTATCGCGATGTGGCGATGTCCTGCGTTGATGCGTGCGCCGGGCAGAAATCGCGTTCGCCCAGCGTCCATCCCGACGTCGGCAGGTAGATGGCCTCGACCTCAGCTCCGTTGTGTTCGACATCCTTGGCGATCACAGTCTGGGCGCAGCCCTCAGCGTCGCAACAGACCTCGACCGTGGTGGGCGAGTAGCGCCATCGATTACGGCAGTAGACGAGTTGCGCGGTCGTCCGGATCACTCACACTCCGCGAACGTCTCGCCGCAGGCCCATCGTGCGCGGTGGAACTCCTCGGATCCCAGCACGCCCGCGCAGG